ATGCCATTTAGATTTTTTAGAAGCTTTAACGTATAAGTGTGGTTGAAATGGAATGGTGAAACTTACTTTATCACCATTCTCATATCCAGTATATTTAATTACTTTTCCGTGACGAAAAGCATGAGTATAGAAAGTATTATTCATGGTTATATTATACCATAAATTGTATTAAAAGTAAACAGTTTATGTGACTATTTTTTGTTTTGGTGGTGTGACTACTGCAGATGTCATTTGGTAATAATTATTTTCCAACTCGTCTGTTGGTTGAACATTAAACATAATATGTTCTTCTTTAATTTCCAAACCATGAATATCAATATCACTATAAGATAAATAAGGCATAAATCCTATTCTCTCTTTATTGGGTATTAAAAGAACTGGTTTTATAACAGTTGTATAATTTTTATTCTTTGAATGTATTGTTGCCAATATCTCTTCGCCTGATGTGAGGCGGATTAATCTAATTTCTTTTTCTTCCATAATATATATTCCTTTAAAATGGAGCGCCGTTAGACGCTCCTTAACAATTTAACCTAACAACAGCTTTTTAGCATGTTTAGGTAGGTCTCCTAAGTTAATTGTTTGAGGCTTATCCTCTTCTGGAACATCATTCTCCAAAATAACAACAAGCAGTCCATCAACAATATCAGCACCAACAACATTAATTGTTTTGGCTAAAGTGAATGAACGTTCAAACGCTCTTTGAGAAATTCCACGATGTGTGTAATCTCTTGCATCAGTATGACCTTTTTTATGACCACTGATAGTTAAAACACCTTTTTCAAGAGTTAAATCGATATCTTCTTTTCTAAATCCTGCGACAGCGATTTCAATTAAAAAGTGACCGTCATCTCTTTTCACAACATTATATGGTGGATATCCAAGGCCTCTGGCATTAGATTCATCAAAGTTTTGAAGTGTATTAAAAAGTGAGTCGAATCCAAGGAAGGTATCCCTCGGAAAGTTGATTGCTAAGTTTGACATATTGTCCTCCTATTAAATAGCAAGGTTATAAATGTAGTCATCATGACTACGGTTTATGAATACCCTTTCGGCATATTCAATTATATTTATACAGGTTTCACTTGATTCCTATATTATATTTCGGGCATAATTCCCAGTCAGGCTTATCTTTATGGGATATTATTTTAATTTGATTTAATGCTGCAACTTCACCTACTGGTGAAACTATTTCAAGTAGTCCCCAATCATCCATTAATTTGACAATTGTGTTTCTACGTTTCAAATCATTTTCTGTAAGATTAGATGGTTTACCATCTAATAAGAATAACTCTTTAAAATGAGTTATAAAATACCTACCTTGTTTATGAAGGATGTGGCATGATTGATATAATTTATTATCTTTCTTAGACGCCACACCTATTCTTGTAAGTGTTTCACGTATCTTAAGAAAATCATCTGGTTCTGCTAATATAACTTCTAACATCATTTCTGGTTTCCAATTGACCAGTTCATCGTTGTATTCCGCCATGATTTATTCTTCCTTTTATTGTTTTCAAGTTTGCGTTACTTAAAAGCGGAAGTACATCACGAGCTTTTTCATTACTATAATTATAATATCTTTTTATAGCATTGATATTTTCATTTTCAATAGACTTATTCCACTTAGAAAACCTATTTCGTTTTCTAGTAATATTTATAAGAAATAAGTATTGGAGACGGTTATCAAGATGGTGGAACTTATTCATCTCGTTCGCATATATAACCGTATCAGGAAAATAAGATAGACCACGATTTACCATAAAAGCATTGTAATCTTTTTCATTTTCCATAATATCCTTTTTAGTAGAGGATATTGATTTAATAAAGTCAAATGGACTCATTCGTGTTCGTCCACTGCTTCAGCTAAAAGTCTCATCATAGCCTGTAATAATTTAGCTGCTTTATCTAATTGCCATACAATATTAACCATTGCAATCATAAGTATAATATTTGACCAAAGTGCCATTTCTTGTAACATAAGTCTCCTATTTAAATTTAATTTGTGACATTATTTCAGTCATACATGCCACTACATTTAATTCATGATCTGCAACAAAACTATCTTTATATGAATAATCTGCAAGTATGAGTACTAATTGTGGAACACTTGAAGATTCTACATAATTAATCATATTATCATAAACCATTCTAAATATTTTTGCAGATTCTACGTCCATGTTATCTGTAACCCATTTACGCATACCTTTAAAGTTTTTATTTTTAAGATCATTCATTAATTCCTTTATACTTGACTCAGATAGAGTAACAAGAATGCCAGTATCAATGGTACCACTCATTCCATATCTTTGACATTCATTTATGACACGTCTCCAATCTGGAATGTATTTCATAATCAGTTCAGCAAGAACCTGATTTTCATATTTAATATTTTCAGAATCAAGAATAAATTGAAGACGTTGCATAAAAGCAGATGCCATCTTACTTTTGTTTCCAATATTAAATTCATATATAGAACATCTTGAATGAAGAGGATCTATAATACGATTTTTAAAATTACATGTTAATATAAACCTACAATTTGTTGAATATTCTTCAATAAATCCACGCAATGCAGGTTGTGTAGATTGTGGGTTTAAGTAATCAGCTTCATCAAGAATGACTACTTTTTGTCCACCTTGAAGAGATATAGTACTTGCAAATTGTTTAATCTTACCACGAAGAGTATCAATGTTTCCATCTTCGGATCCATTAATAATCATATAGTCTAAACCCATTTCATTACATAATGCTCGAGCAACTGTAGTCTTTCCAACTCCAGCCGATCCAGTAAACATCATATTGGGTAATTCGCCCTTTTGAACTATCTCTTGAAATGTATCTTTTAATCTTTTAGGAAGAATACATTCTTCAATAGTTTTTGGACGATACTTTTCTACAAATAAAAATTCTTCCACAAATACCTCATAATATAATTAAATTTTAAGCTTCTACTTCATCTTCAGCAGGAGCTTGAGCTTCAGTAGCAGCTCTTAAAAAATTGTCTAAACGATTACGTACTGAACCAACATCTGCCATTTCAGCACCTTCAAAAGCACCTCGCTTAGTCACAATATCAATAATTGTAACGCAAGCTCTAATGTCACTTAAATTAAGACCTTGATCTTCAGGTGGTGTTGATGATGGTACAGTATTATCTACTGCATCAGCTAATTCTTTATTAAATTCAGTTGAATTTTCTTCTTTTTTTGCCATAATAAGTTATTCCTTGTATGTTGTTGTTTTATCGAGAGCAACCCAGTAATTAGTATTGCCAGCTTTTACAGAAGCTACTTGCTTCTTATCAATTCCGAAGATATATTCATCGGATGATTTGAATTTAAAATTATTTATATCAAATACAAAATTAAATTCTGCAATAGTATTTATATTGCAATTTGCTACGTTTAATGTAAATTCATTAGACGTTGGATTTTGTTTATCAAGAACTACACATTCAATAAATTTATTTCCAGTTGAACTCATACGTACACAAAGTTGATTAGCTTTAAGTGTAGCAGAAGCTTTACGAAGTTGTGATAATTCGTCATGTGACAATGTAAAGATTAAATCTTCACATAGTAAAGTAATATCATTTGTTGGAACTGTTAAGCTACTAATATCAGAGAAATGATATTTAAATGTTGTAACACCATCAGTAATTTTAACAAACTTTTTATCGTCATCAAACGAAAGAGTAGGGTCATCGAACATATTTAAACAACTTAAGAATTCACCTAAGTCATAAATACCAAATTGATATGGCCATTCGTATGGTGCTTCAGGCATAACATTGGATTTTGCCATAAGAGTTTTTGAGGTAGACATTGAACGTATCATACCATCTTCACCAAGAGCAATATTACTATTAATCGTTTGGAAGTTGCTCAATACTTCTTTTATTTCATTACTAAGTTTCATTATGTAGACTCCTTTAAGTCATGTTCATTCATTGCTAATAGAGTATAATGCATGATTTTCATTAAATCTTCACGATTTGCTCCGTTCTTTTTACCATATCTTGATGCGTATTTTAATACATTACCAAGACAAAAATCTAATCCTAAGCCGCTAGATGAGATTAAATCCATACTTTGTACACCATTAGGAGATGCATAATGTTTTGAGTAAGTACTCTCAACATAAGTTTGCAACTCCTGAATATTTTTTATTTCATTAAATTTCATTTTTTTATTTTTTTATAATCTTCAGGAAACATTTTCCAAGGTGACAATTCCCAAGCAAGATACACTACTGGTAATATTGATATGATCATAAGTATAATTAATATCCAATCCATTTTTTACGTATTTTTTTATTTAATATGTAATTAT